CTTTCAAACTCAGAAGGTTCGCCGTTCGGGCCTGGTTCCTCGCTCGGGATGGGCAGACCCTCCAGCTCGCAATAAGTTTGGACTGTCATTGTATGCGATTGGAAGTTCTCCAGGTTCCTCTTATGCTGCTTGTCTTGATCCTCTTGAGACCAATCCCACCAAGCAAACTCATCTACCAGCTCGAAGCCGTTCCATTCGAGCCATTGGTTCCACAGATTTTCAAGGGGCTTACCCCAAAGCTCCCTTTCGCTCACTACATGAATATCTATCAGAGATTTGGCACCGGAATCTGAAGAACTAACCGCCTGCTCAACCCTCTTTATCACATTTCTCTTGAAGAAGAAATCTGCGATCTCGTCTTTGAGGTATTGATCCGCTTCCCAAGGGTTTAGAGGCATATCGATCTTTGGATACTCGATCTTGGTTCCTGCCAGAGCCACTTTCTTGTTTATATGGCTCTGATTCTCAGCCAAATCGTCGCAGTGGTTAATAAGATCCTGCATCTTGACCGGGATTTTGGCCTCGATCATAGCTACAATATCCTTGGCATTGATCGAAGCCACTTCATCAGGCACCCCTACGCGATGTTCCGCCAGCATGCCATCACGCCGGATCTCCTTCCATGCTTCGATGGTGGGATTCAGGACTTTCATGAAACTGAGATCTTCAGGGATGGTGATATCCTCAATATAGATCAAGTTCTCAGTGTCCAGCTCAGTGGGAAGCATCCCCGCCCCCCGCCCGGACTGGAAGATCCTTATCCTATCCTCGGATTGGTCGAATACCACCCCAGGCAGAATAGGATCGGGCAGGAACTTATCCCCCGCATTAGTAGGGGCTGCCACCAGGCTTAGGGCAGGGATCATTTGGATCTCTTCGAAGTTCAGCCAGTTGCCCTCTTGGATGGTGGCATATTCAGCCGTGGCCTGCCTGAATGTCCATCCATCCAGGGCTATGGCCCGGACCAATCCCAGGGTTCCGGTGCCTCTGGATTTGCGTATCCGGCCTATCCTCTTCTCCTGTATCCGTATTTGCTCCATGGCTTTCTGGATGTTTGGCCCCTGGGTGTCATCGGATGGATCTAATGGCTTGAGCACATGATCCATCCCATAAAAGCATAGTCGGGATAGTCCCCCCAGGCCCTCCAGGACGATGGGAATGGAGCGATTGGCAGCTAACCGCTCTGGAGAATTTGACATGCTCCTGTCGATTTGCCCATATACGCCCCTGGTTTTGGTCACAGGTGCCCCAACCATGGGCGGAGCCGCGGCTTGCTTCTTCGGGAAAAATCGATCAAAGAACTTCATCTGAAACACCTATAGAAATTCCTGCTTTTGTGCTACGTACCTGGCATATTCTACTGGATCTTTGACTTCCAGGAAGTGCTCCAGCAAAAGCCTAATCAGGCACAATTCCGTTACCATTCGATCATCGCTCATGACTTCCTCTTACCCGTTAGTCTGGAAGTGCCCCACCCCACAGTAGGAATTGAACCATCCACATCTGCAAATAACATCATCATAACATCGGCCTTATCAGGCGAACCGAGCCCACGTTTTTTCATGTCATCTTTCGACTCGATCACGATTTGGCCCCTTGAGTTCGGTTTGTACTTGATATTAGCAAGCTGGAAAGCGAGGTCTTCATCTTCATCCAGGTCTATGGACATGCTTTCAAAACGTTCTCTGAGCTCCCAATACCATTCTGCCCGAGCATTCAAGAAGCGCTCAGAGTTTTTGGGTGCCCTTCCTGCCTGCATCTCGACCGCGGGTTTGCTTTGCTCATGAAGGCGATCATATACCCCGGCTCCCAGCCCGACCGCGTCAATCCTGGCTTCCGTTGCATTGGTGTCCATCAGTGCCTGGATTACCCGGCCCGTTGTGGTCATCGTGTCCTCTTGCCTGGTGACCTGTAATAGCCTGGCAACCGGACCGCGACGTTGACCTATAACCGTGTCATCCGAGCCGAATCGTGCAACGTCGCAAGCTATTACATTAGGCTCAGCAGGCTCCAAATTCGTCTTTTGTGCGCGTTCAATCCAAGAAAGAGGTATCAATGAATCGCTTGAGTTCTCTGGAAATTGACCCATCACCCTGGATATCCAGAGAATCGAATCTTCTCCCCACTTCTCCCACCTCTCTCTTACCCATCTTGGCTCTACCAAATAAGGAGCTGGGAGTGGTCCGGTTATCTTCTCTTTCCACGTGTCTGCTCGGATGTCGTCAATCGTTATACCAAAGGCTGTAAAATTAGGCGTATCAAAAGCCGATATGTGGATCTTATGAATTCCGGGCCTCTTAAACATCTCAAAGAAATCGCCCGAGCTTTCGGTTGGATTGCCTATCGCCAGGATGTGCGAGTTCTCGGATGTTGTGATTCCATCGATTCCTATCCATATCTCAGGATCTATTCCGGCGGCTTCATCGGCCACCACGAACACATAGCCTTTCGGACTGTGCGCACCCTGAAAGCGGTTGGCGTCGTTCGTTGACCGGCCAGTAGCAAACCAGTTTGGCCCCAACTCAAGCCTGACATCAAGAGGTTTGCTACCCAATGGGAGCTTGGCGGATGCATGAGCCTGCTTAATCTCCTGCCAGATAATATCTTTCACCTGGGGAAAGGTGGGCGCGGTAGTGACAACCCTGGACAGTCTATTACAGTAAAGGAACCACAAAACCGCCCTAGCAGAAATCCAGCTCTTTCCCGCCGCGTGACAGGAGGCAACAGCAACTTCTTTATGATCCCTGATAGCTTCCAGGATCTCGCGTTGCTTCTGCCAAGGTTGAGCCCCAAGTATATGTTCTACAAAAAATATAGGATCATCGCGACAACGATCAACTATTGTCGCCGCCGCGATTTCTGGCAGCAAGTTCTACCAACTCCAAGAAGTTTTCTGCTGCTCTTGAACTTGGATCATCTCCTGCCAACTCCTGCTCGGTCCTGGAAAGCTCACACATCATTTTCTGTCCGGTCTGCCAGTAGATAGCGGCGGATGCCAACGAAAGCTTCCTCAGGTCACCATCCGCCGTGGTATATTCATCTCCCAGCTCCAGTGAGAGCAGTTGCTTGGCCCGGAGCTTAGCCAGATTGAGCACTTCCATTGTATCAACGATTTGGGCCTTGCCTTCGGCTATACGCTGCTCATGGCTCTTGGTCCGCTCGATTCTCCAGGCAACGTCTGCCTCTCGGTTCAAGTCAAATACTGCGATTTTGTATCGCCTGATGGTTTGGTACAATCCAGGGTTTCCAAGTTCCTTGGCTATAGCCCTAGGACTCTTTTTCTCTCCTAGTGCCTTCTCAATGAAATCGATATTAGCCGCTATACTTTCGAATGCCATAATAGTCAGATACAACGATACACATTTGATCCAAAGTCTATACAAATATTGTTATTATATTAGTCTAACATTTTATGTGTTATTATTGTTATTATAATAAAAAATATTATTCTATGACCGATATGGTCACAGAATCCGAAGAAATAATCTCTCCGTACATTGGGCTTGCTGGGTTGGTGTCTGTAGCGATGGCTTCAATCAAGTATTCACCAGGTTCGTCGAAGTACATCGTGCTTGACGGAGCAGAAACACCATCTACAAATAGCCGGACCCGGAAATCACAGTTCTGAGCGTTGTTACCAGTCACTACCTGGACCGTATCACCCACACCGAATTCCTGCATGTCCATCGGGGACTTGACCACAACGGTGAACCCATCACAGTAGTTATCAGGGAGTACTTCTTCAGGTTCGGGGACTTCCACCGGGCAACAGGGCGCGCCTGAGACCTTGATAGATACAACGAACCATTTAATGAGTGCTCCATTAGGACCTGTGGCCTGGACTCTGAAATATCCACCGGAGGTTCCTTCATCAACTGGCGTAAACGTCATCGTTCCGGTCTCTGTGAGGACCAAGTCACCCGCGGCTTCAATCGTGGCCGGATCATAACCTTCGTCCAGATCAACCGTGTATCCTGCCGGCAACAGTTCAGCGTATACTTCCCCGCCGCAGTATGCTGTGAAATGCTTGTTACTGATCGCACTGGCGGTGCTTATAGTGGCAAAAAGTACTAAGATTGCCAATACAGATGCTACAATATTTACAATTCTCATATTAATCAACTTATTATACCCAGGACAATATGCCCTGGGTGGATCGTCGTCTCGTTTTATGGTCTTCAACTATTCATCTTGCTCTTTGGCAAGTA